CTTTGTTTCAATTTCGTGATCTCCAAGAATATTATTTAGTTCTTTAAAATCATCATTTGTTTTAATGACATCCTCATCATTGATTGGTTTAGCGATTTCAAACAACAAACTTCTTCGTTTCTTCCAATCTAGTAAGTTAAATGCTTGAGGGTTCGTAATTAACTTGAATACATCTTCATCAATCAGTTCATCAATACGAGCTTTATAATCCTTTACTTTTATTGATTCATCATTGATATATTGTTTCTTCGTTCGACTTCGTGAGTATTCCTTGCGATTCGTTTTTTGATTTATTGTGTACTTAGGATGTGACTCTTTTTTAAAAGTCGTAATTTTTCCGTCGATTTCAAATTCTGCGAAAACAGTCGGAATTAACTCATAATTTTCTTCGTTTTTTTCGTTTAAAGGTACAGGGTTAAATGATTTGGTTGAACCGTCTAAACCCTTATCGAAAAGCAGCCATTGTAATGCGGTTGCTGTTGTAGTCTTGCCAGTCGCATTATTGCCGTATATTTTTGCATCTTTACCGTCAAAGTTAAATTTTTCTTCTTTGATTCCAGCAAAGTTCGATATAGTTAACTTATTTATTTTCATATCTTTCCTCATGCTCCTTTTTTAATCTTCCGATGACCTCTTAGCACCTCGATAATTAAATTTTTTATTCGTTCATGGCTGTCTGGATTGATTTCATGTATCTGCACAAGCTTATTGTTTGTTTTGTAACTGTCGTGATAGTGCAAGAAATTAATCGATAAGTATCCGTGATGATTACGTTCAATTTCCAATAATGCTCGTTGGTTTGACAAAGTATATTCGTCGAATAACGTCTTAAAAATATTCAATATATTTCTTTCTGTATCTCTCATGCTTATACCTACCATTTCATGACTAAGTTAATTAGTCTGTCCTGTTCATCTGTGTTATTTTCAATCCATTCATAAATACTTTGTTTCAAAATATCTAAAGCTGTGTATAGATCGTTCTCGTCAGAAACTAGTAGCCCGTCAATTGAATTTCCTTCATGATCTAAAACGACTATTTCGACACTATATGCTCGCTTCTTAACTCTTAATTGAAAATCAAAGCCATCTACATTAAATATTTTTCGACATACGTCACCCGTTTTGTAATACATTGTTTTAGTCCTCCTTGTCGTCATCTATACCGAGAATTTTTTGTGATTTACACATTTGGAGAACATTGACAATATCTTTATAACTCTTAGTGCTATCCAATAAGTAAGCAAGATCAAAAGTATGACCAATCACAGAACTTGAACCTGCTAAATAATCTCCGTCGATAACTCCTATTGATGAGAAAAGCAAAATATCAAATTTACTTTCTCCCTTAATTTCTTTCGCTAATTCATACAATTCTGCCGTTTTTTCAGATAATAAGTCTTTTATTTCTTCCTGCGTCATGTCTTTATAATTTTTAGTCATGGTTGACTTCCTCCGTTTTTCGTTTTATATTTAACTTGAATTTTATTTCTTAAATGTTTGTTACTGTTACTTGTTGGCGCAAGTAGCAGTTTTTTTATTCTTCATAAAAGTATTCCTTATAGAATATGAATGTTGCGATACTTGCGAATCCTGCAATTGACCATGCTGTAGTGAAGTATAGAAACGGCATAAGTACAATCGCTAAGACTGTGAAGCATAATACTGCTACTAGGTAGCTTTTATAAATGTTGCTCATTTAATATCCTCCTAATACCATTTTTTATGCTTTCTGATCAAATACTCTTCCAATTTAGAAATATTAATCAGAGTGCCTGTTGGTGAATAATCAATGTATAAATTTTCTACACCTAAATTATCTTTGCGGTAATATTTCAACCAGTTGTATACTGTACTTCTACATACTCCAAACAATTGATGGATTTGTGTAGGTGTTGCGTATAACTTTTTCACAAATTTTTCTTCGCCTCTATATGTGTTTTCTGGTGTTGGTGGTACTATGATTTTTGGCATTTCTATCTTTCCTTTCGTGTATAATGTTGTTATTTGCTAATAGTTTGTTCGGCGAACTTCAAAAGGCGACGAGCAGATTCAGTAGAATTTTCAGCATCTTTCGGTATGGTTAAAGATTTGTTGTTTAGATAGTCACTCAACGCCCTGCTACTAATCACAGGTTTTCTAGTGTGCTTCTCAATCTTCCAAACCTTCCACGTCACAACTGTCATTGTGATGAGGAGGGTTGTTTTGTATAGTGTGTTCATTGATAATTCCTCCTATTAAGATTTTTATTTTTCTCCTAAAAACTTATTAACAAAGTATTGTTGTCCTTTGCCTGTTACTTTTGGCGTCTTACTAATTGATGTGTGACCGTCCGAATGTGTGATTGATGTTTCTTTAATTTCGAATAACTCACGTTCCATTGAATACTGTGTAGGCATGTTATAATCCACACCCTTGCGTTTAATAAGGAATCCGTTTTGACGTAACCACTCAAACAATCTGCGTTGCCCGATGTTTATACCGTTTTGTTTAATGATCTTTGCTAACTCTCCAACTAAAATTGATGTCTTAGTAGTAGCTACTGCATCTGCAAATACAATTTTTGGTTTATCACGTTCAATCTTTGTTTCTAATTGATTGATTGTGTTGTTAGCAATTTTTAAAGCACGTTGCATAATCATTTCTGGGCTGTTCCATGCTTTTTCAACTTGGATGAAATATTGTCTTGCACGTTTACCGGGTTCACTACGTTGAATCATTGCGATTTCTTTTGCAGTGTCTAGTGTTAGTGCGTGGTCAATATAGTGAGTCATATTGCCTTGAGCTGTTGCTCTTTTTTGAGCGATAGCTGTGTAATCTGTATTTTCTTCAAATCCGTATTTAAGCATTCTTGGAAACCAATCTTTATATGCCGTCTTAACTTCTAATGCTTGATGAAGTTCTCGACCACTTATTGCGATTTCTCCATTTTCTTTTTCTTGTATGTTGAACATTTCTCCGATGTTCGATTTTGTTTGTAATGCTTGCATTTTATTTCTCCTTTACATTAGCGATATCAATTTGTAGTGCATCGCATATTTTTTTTACTGTGAGGAAACCGGGGTTTTTAACTTCTGTTTCGATAGATCGAATTGTCGAGTTTTGTAATTCTGTTAGCTTCGCTAGTTGATAGCGTGTTATCCCCTTTTCTTCTCTCAATTCTTTTAAGTTCAGCATCTTAACACTCCTTATTGCTTGTAACGGAATTTCGTTATATACTTATCTCAACCCCACATAAACTGGGAGGTGATGGCCTTGCTTATGCGAGGTTTTAAATCACCCTGTGGTTCTATAGATAAGTAAATCTAAATTCAGAGCATCGTTTGTTGTGCTCCATCGCCAACTGAGGCGTTAAAAAGGTATGCGTACTGTAAGGTAGTAACTTATAGGACGCTAGACTTTGATTGAACACCTAAGCTCATTACAGGGCTGGGGACGATACCAGCAAAACTTGAGCTGTTAGTCGTGGCGACTAGAATCAAACAAAATTTCCGTAGCACATGCTTTCCACGACAAAGCATGTGTTTTTTTATTGGAAACAAAATGTTTGTAATGCTTGCATAATATTTATGCTCCTTTCGTGTATAATGTTGTTATCAACCTAAGGAGGTGATAAGTATGTCTGATAAAGAAATAGCTTTAGAATTAACTAAAAGTTACTTAGAACATTTAAATGTGCGAGCGAGTAGTAATAATACACATCATTCGCATACCACTGCTGAAAACACAGAAAAAATGTATCAACATTTCTATAACGTAGTATCTAAACTAGGTAACTCTGGTAAATAGTTTTTATTTTGGAGATGTAAGAGGTCTATTGTCGTTAGTAATTCCTCTTCGCTCCATTTTTCTTTTTCTGCTAGTTCGATGATTTTTACTGCTATTTCATGAATCTTTTTTAAGTCTTGCATTTGTTTTCCTCCTATTAAGATGTTTGTTTTTCTTCGACTAAAACGTATTTAAAATACGATTCATCTTTTAAAAAAATAATCTCATCAATAGAGATATCTAATGTCTTAGCAATTCTAAAAGCATCTCTAGGTTTAATCATTTCTGGGTTGTTTTCCCAAATGTTATAAGTAGACGGTGAAATGCCAAGTTTTTCTGCGAAAGATGACTGGGTGTAACCTTTTCGTTTTCGCCATTCATCTAATTTCAAACTATGTTTGATGTAGTTCATTTTTTTACCTCCTTGTTAAGTTCTGATCAAAGTATATCGTAATTAGAATACGATTGCAAGTATTTTTCGTAATTATTTTTAAAAATTACGTATTTTTATTTTGTTAAATCGTATTTTAAGGGTTGCAATTACGATTTTTCATAGTATAATAAAAGTGTAAAAACATTATATATAAGGAAGGGAAACAAAATGGCTTTCAAAAATTCCATAAAAGAAATCAGATTGAACAATAGATTGTCTAAAGTTGAGATGGCTAAAAAATTAGATGTTTCCGAAGGTACTATAAGAATGTGGGAAAGTGGAAGAACTGAACCTAGAATGGGTATGGTCGAAAAAATTTCAAGTTTGTTCAATGTTTCTAAAGGTTATCTCTTAGGAGAAATTGAAGAAATTGTTTTACCAGAATTTGATAGCGAAATCGAGGTTCCATATTTCGGTAAAGTTTCTGCTGGAAATTTCGAGGAAGTTGCAATTGATAATGAAAAATTAAAAGTTCCACCATTTGCTTTTAACGGTCGTAAACCTAGCGAATGTATAGCACTAAAAATAAACGGAGATAGCATGAATAAAATACTCGCTAACGGTTCTTATATAATTGTCCATGATTATAGAAAGTCTTGTGATCATAAACTTAACAGCAATGACATCCTTGTATTACGTCTAGGTGGTGAATATACAGTTAAGCGTGTGAGACGTACTGAAACAAAACTACATTTAGACCCAGCAAGCTATTCAGATGAATTTAAAACTAATTCTTACGATTTAGATTCTATTGATGAAATCGAAGTGATAGGCAAAGTTATTTATAACTATCGTATTTTTGATTAATAGCGCCTATGTGGCGTGAGGAGGATGAGGGATGGAAGAGAACGCACCTTTAGAAACAGCAGTTAATAATTTTAAAAAGATTCAAAATAGCGAGATTTACAAATTTAAATATATGAATTCATGGTGTCTTGAATATTCAGAGTTTTTATTGGATGAAGTTAGATTGTTAAAAGAAAACAAAAGTTACACCAGATATAAAAAAGGCACTATAATTTATGTAAAGTTAGGTGTTAATGTTGGCAGAGAGTTTTCTGGAAACCATTTTTGTATGGTACTTAATAATCACGATTCAAATAAAAATCCAATATTAACGGTAGTTCCACTTACATCTTCCAGAAGTAAATTCAATGTGCATATCGAAGAAGATTTGTTACCTTTAGTATTGGAAAAAATGGACGTAACGGGTAAGGATTTAGCTAAAAAAATCATGAACAATCTTGAAAAGGTGTCAAAAGCAGAAAACCCATACGATCAAAAATTACTTGATGAAAACAAATCGCTGAATGACGACTTCAAAAAATATTCGAAGGTTCGCAAAAGATATGAGCGATTCAAGTATAAAAAGACCTATGCTAACGTTTTAAATATCACTACAATCAGCAAGGATAGAATATCGAAAATTAATAGGTATGACCCTGCCGGAGAAATATCATATTCAAAAGAAACAGTAGATAAAATTGAAAATAGTATAAAAATTAGATTTCTTAGTTAAATCGCTTGAACTACACTCTCTTTGATGGTATATTACATATATACAAAACAAGCCGCTGAAATATTTGCGGCAAGCTTCAAATTAGACAAGTCGCTGAAATATTTGCGACATGAGAGGGTGCATCTGCGCTCTCTCTTTTTTTATACAATTTTCACGGGTAGCCCGCCTACCCTTATTATTTTTTGCCAATTTTGAGGAGGGATGTAAAATGTGGTTTGAAAAATTTAAAAATAAGAACAATGAAACGAAGTATAGATACTACGAGAAATACAAAGATCCGTATACAGATAAATGGAAACGTGTAAGTGTTGTCTTGAATAAGAATACAAAGCAATCGCAAAAAGAGGCAATGTTTCGTTTAGAAGAAAAAATAAAAGAAAAACTAAACAACAAGTCGTCAAGCGAATTAAAAACTTTGACTTTTCACGCGTTATTAGATGAATGGCTTGAATATCATATAAAAACATCTGGCTTTAAAGTAACGACGCTTGATAATTTGAAAACAAGAATCAAAAACATCAAAAAGAACAGTTCTCAAAATTTACTTTTAAACAAAATTGATACAAAGTACATGCAAACATTTATTAACGAATTATCAAACGTATATTCTGCAAATCAGGTAAAGCGTCAACTTGGACATATGAAAGAAGCTATTAAATACGCCGTTAAATTTTACAATTATCCAAACGAACACATATTAAATAGCGTCACACTACCAAAGAAGAGTAAGACGATAGAAGATATAGAAAAAGAAGAAGCGAAAATGTACAACTATTTAGAGATGGAACAGGTAATACAGATACGCGATTTTATACTGAACGATAATAACATGCAGTATAGAGCTCGTATTTTAGTTGCTGGGGCTGTAGAAGTTCAAGCTTTAACAGGTATGCGCATAGGTGAGTTATTAGCTCTCCAAGTTAAAGATGTTGACCTCAAAAATAAAACGATCGCTATTAATGGCACTATTCACAGAATCAAATGTAATGCTGGATTTGGTCACAAAGATACTACGAAGACCGCAGGTTCAAAAAGAAAAATCGCCATCAATTCAAGGATAGCAAATGTATTGAAAAAAATAATGTTAGAAAATAAAAAGATGCAACAATGGGAACCAAGCTATGTTGATAGAGGGTTTATATTCACAACTTGCCAAGGAAATCCTATGCAAGGCAGTAGGATAAACAAACGATTGTCCTCAGCTGCAGAATCATTAAATATAAATAAAAAAGTTACTACTCACACACTAAGGCATACACACATAAGTTTATTGGCGGAAATGAATATATCGTTAAAAGCAATTATGAAAAGAGTAGGACATAGAGATGAAAAAACGACTATAAAGGTGTATACACATGTAACAGAGAAAATGGACAGAGAGTTAGAGCAAAAATTAGAAAAACTTGTGTACTAA